AGGTCAGAGATACCATACTGTGTTTCGTCACTACCAGAGATAACATAAGTGTTAGATCTTAGAGGCCTTGGTGCATAAAGGTGACAATACTCAAGTGAGTTGTCATCAATACTTTCACTTACAAAACCATCATCAACACCAATGTTATCAAAATCTCTTTCAAACAGGTTGATGTTCCAGTTTCTGATTACAGCTTCAGTCTCAGCATATTTGCCCGCAGGTTCTACTTTAATATTAGTTGATCCACTAACATAACCAATACCGCCACCCATGATCTTGACAGAGGTAATTACACCATCCTCAATGATTGGTGTAAGTTTTGCAAATTTGCCTTCACCTGTTACAATAAGATTTGGTGGAGAATTGTACCCACTACCACCTTTGTTTACAATAATATCAACAATTTTTGAATCGCTTACAATAGCTGTTAATTGTGCATCTTTGCCACTATTGAATGAAATATTTGGTTGTCTATTAAAGTTGACAATCTCTGATGATCCATAAGCCACACCATTATTTGTTAGATCAACAGATTGAATTGATCCCCTAAAGAGAGGTTGAACTTTACACTGGAAGTCTTGACCTGCGACTGTATTGACACCAACAATACCATCAAGTTTAACTTCGATAGGAAGATAATTAAAACTACCATTACCAATGGTAGAGATGTCAACTAATATATTTCTATCATAGAAATACTTCTTGTCAGTTGCACCAGTACCCACTAAAGATAGTGAGAAGTTGTCATCGTCTACCTTATTAACATAATAGTTCTCTACGGTAGAAAGTCCGACAATGCCACTAGTTGTTGTGGAATACTTAATAATCTCACCAGAACTATAACCGTGATTAGGAATATTAAAACGATTACTTGCTGTATTGATTCCAATTACTGGGATCTTTCTTTGATTATTTTTATAACCTTTGCCAGAATTTATAATATAGATATCTGCTACAACACTTTTAAGATCAACTGCAGTAATGGCTTGAAAACCTGTTCCGAAGTTAATAATATCAACAGTATTGATTCCAACTCTTGCATTGTCCTCTGAAGTATGAAGTTTGATAGTAGATGTATCTACTAGTTCAACATAGTAGAATGCATTGGTCGAAAGACCAGCGATTGGATTACCATCTTTAGCATCATAGAATACCTTATCCGCAACATTGAGTTTATGGAATGTTGAGAATCCAATAGTATTATTTCCAAGATCAATTTTTCTTGCAGAAAGTTCTGTGTTAAAGTTGAGTGAATGAACGATATTCGTCATATTCACTTCAGCAACAGCCTCTTCTGTGGGATTGCCACCAGTGATAGTTATAGTAGGAACATCTAGATAGTCAAAACCACGGTCGATTAGGTTTATACCTATCAACTCTCCTTCTATTGATACAGTCCCTTCTGCACCACTACCGTAGTCATCAACGATATCCAATACAGGAGGATTGATGATATCATATTCTTCACCAGGATTAGTAATTTCAAGAGATCTAAGGTCACCATACTTTAAACTTTCACCAGATTTATAGTTAATAATCTCAACACCATTAATCAAAATACCACTGTAACCAGGTTCAGTTAGATAGGTACCAGATTTGTTATCAGGTGTGAGAACTTCTCTTACAATATTTTGTGGAGAAAGTTTTTTATTGTAGAAATCATAATAGATGAACTCATTATCTGATACAGTACCAACCAGAGTTACAAACTTTTTAGAGAAAATGTCTGCTCTAGATCTTGCAAGTTTGATACTTGTTGAGTTAATTCTCTTTACATAATAAACATTAGTATCAATATTCTCAAACTTACTTTCATCTTCAGTTACTACTGTAATGCCATCAGGAGTAATTGTTGTGGTCTTTATAATACCTGGTTTGTAGAAGATAGCATCACCATTCAGGAAACCGTGATCTTGGTTTGTAGTAAGAACAAGAGTTTCAAGATCAGAAGAAGAAGAACCAGAGAATGTAATCTTCTTATCATAAGGATCAGTGAAAATGTTTGAATAGTTGGGAAGTGAGTTTGATGCAACTACTACATCACCATTAAACTTCTGATATACATTTTGAACATTGGCAACAAAGTTGTTTAGGGTAGAATACTTACCAGAGTTTCCTTTAAGGAGTTGATTCTCAACTTTAATATATGAAATACTACCAACGTTTGCTGCTAGTTTTGCAAGAAAAGTATTCGCAGATGAAGATCTGATTACAATTCCAGGAAGTTGTAATCCACTATTACTTGTTAGTGTAATTTGATATCCAGGTCTTAGGAAATGAGTATCAAATAGAGTGATGAAGTATGACTTCTCTAATTCGTCAACCAGTTCAATATCCTCAATATTCCATTCTGTTTTAACGTTAGAATACCAGTTCTGAGATCTTTCATCTCCTCTCTCAATACCAAGAGTTTGGACGTTGATAGTATCACCTTCATTATAGAAGTAAGAATCTTGATTTAGTTTGAATTCTTTAAGAGTAGAAGTAATACGAACCCGAATTTGATTACTAGTATCAAATCCAACATATGCATATGAATAATCATCTAAACGAATATCTTCTTTTGCAGAGAAAGTATCATAAACTCCACTCACATCGAAGAACTGGTTGATACTCTTTCCAGTATATGCAATAGAAATTATATCTCCTACGTTATCTTTGAGGATTAGATTGCCAGTATCTGGAAAACCAATAGTTGAATCAACATCAAGAATAGTTGCACCAACACTTACATTGTTTAGAAGTTTTGTCTTAGGATTAACTTTAAACTCACCAAAGATAGAACCAGTAACACTGATATCTCTAGCATATCCAGAGTCAATACTTATCTGATAATATTGTTTGTCACCATAGTTAATCGGTTTAACATCAGATACGGAACCTCTAGAGTTTGTGGAGTCTTGGAAAAGAGTAAGATTCTTAAGTTCTAATGGATCACCTACAACTTGCTCTACAACAAAGTCTTTCTCTACTTTGTAGTCTGCATCGGAAGGTCTGAACAGAGACTCACTTGGTTTAATGATCTCTACTTCTTCACCATATAAAGCTCTGAAGAGAATCTTAAATGATTGATCTGTTCCTTTTGATTTATAGAAACTGTCTATGTTGTATAAAAAATTTCTCTGATCCAAGTCAGAAAAGAGTTGTCTGTCATTGAAACCAGGTGCAATCTGATTCTTTAACTTACTAAAAAACTCCTGAAGGAAAATGACATTCAGGTTTTGAATAGTTGTATTATCTGTATGTTCTGTAGCCTCTGTTTGGTTAAACGTTAGTTGATCTGGTTGGTTGCCAGAAACATATGTTGTGATACCACTGAACCCTCTGGTGCAGTTGATAAAAGAATTATTACTAATCGATTCGTAATGAATGATCTCTTGATCAATTTTGATAAGACCGTTAGTTTCAGGAAATCCTTCAGTAAAGTTTGTGAGAGATGATGTAGGAATTGTTGTGGCAATATAATCCAGATCACCATTCAGTTGGGTGGAAGTCTTAAGACTGAATAACTCATCAACTTTAACATACTTGTCAATATTTTGAATCAAATCAAAAGTACCACCTTGATACTCTTGTGACTTATAGTATTGCTTTATGAATTCTGGAAGAAGAGGAAAGTCTTCCAAAACATAACTAGGAAATTGACTCTCAACAATATCCTGGAACTGAACTTTATCTACTGCCATTTTCTGATATTAGTAGGAATATGATGAGGATGAACTAGATGATGAGGATGAACTAGATGACGATGATGTCGAACTAGTTGATGATGATGTTGAACTAGTTGGTGAAGTGTAATTCGGTGTTACAGAAACTCTAGAAGAAATTGATGTTGATCCAGAGTCATCAGAATCAGTAGATGTAGAAGAAGAAACTATTGGAGTTCTTCTTACCAAGTTATTTGAGTAACTTGAAGATACGAGATAGTTTGTTCCAGAAACATCACTTCCTGTTGCAATTCTATCTGTTACCATATTTACCTTCATATTGAAGGGGTCTAATTGGAGATACAGATCTTGTAATCCAATAACATCATTTGAATAAGGTGTTGCTGAGATCTCAACCAGGTTAGTTCCACGATACACATCAGTAGAAATAATATTGATTGGGTTGAGCTTAATCTCACCCTTCAAGTAATCAATAGTTCCAATAGATCTTCTTAAGACCACTGGTTCAGTAGGAGAGTTGAGTTTAAACAAGAAGACAGTTCCTGTTTTCAAATCAAAATTGGGGTTGTCTCCAAGATACACAGTATCGGATATACCACTAATTTTAAATCCTGAGGAACGAATATTGTATCCAATAGATCCATTATGTGTACCGTGTCCATGATTCAGAATCTGAAAACGATTACCAAAACAAATTTCATATTCAGTAAATACATTCATTGTAGCCTGAAGATCTCTTCTAATATCTACAGTTGTGATATTGGAAGTAATAGATTCATGACTTTCGTCAATGATTTTTTGAAATTTACTATACTTAAACCTTGCCCCAAACTTATTTAACTCAGTAGAATTAGCGTATATATTGGAGTTTTGTGTTACTAGACTTGAAACAAAACTAGAGTTGGGTGCTCTATTTGAGTTGTAATAGACATTTGAGTTTGTTTCAACATACAGATACTTAAGATCAATAATCTCAGTGACAATACCTGCTACAGAATACTTATTGATCTGTCTCTTAATATTTTCTTTGATTGTACTTGAAAGGAATACACCATTGGTTGGTTTGATGCTTACAAATACCTTACCATATTGTGGAGGTGTAAGTTCTTCACCACCAAAAGCTGAAACAGATTCAGTCTCAGGATAGATGGTAGGAATGATTGACTCAAAGTCGCCAGCGGTAACTGCACGATTTTGTGATGAATAGATCTGTGTAGAATACTTCTTAATTGACTCTACACTCTCAATACTACTACCACCATAAGATGGATCGTTAACAGTAAGTAGTGATACCCCACTTGTGATTGCATTATTATTGTTATCTCTAAGTGTTCCTGCGTATCTCATTGAGGTTACGCCATTAGCACTATCACCATCACATGTGATGTAATTGATTTCGATATAATTTGGTTCTTGCAATGCCACACCAAATGTTCCATCACCAAACATTACCTCATATCTCTCAGAACCAATCTCTTGAAGGAAGTATATGGGTGATGATGGTCCTACCTCAAACAAACTATCAAACTGTTTAAAAGTTCTAGTAACAGTTGAAGATTGTGATTCTCTTACACTTACACGAATTAAAGAAGTATCAATACCAGAATTAGGTAGAATAAACTTCTGTGTTTTATTACGTGATGATACTGTATAAGTTTGTTTTAAGTATGTGCCTTGGAATATATCAATATTGGTAAAGTTTGCAATTCCATCAGAATCGACTGGAACTGTAATATCATTTGGAATTGAGAATGTATATGATTTCTTACCAGTTTCACCAACAATTGCTACGATACCAGATTTTAAAGTAACAGATGTTGATGTGCCACTAGACACATCTACTAGGAAAGAAATATTAGCTACAGATGCTTTTCGCGACCTTGGAAGATATCCAACGTTTCGAGATAGTGATACAACATTTTCTCTCAATGTTGCACTATCAATGAATACTTCATTCGTCACCATGTTGGCGTTGTATGAAGTAATATAAGTGTTATATGCTAGAGTATCGATTATCGTAGATAAGTTCGATCCTTCAAAGTCATAATCCGTGAAGTTTGAATTAGCACGAAGATAATCTTGAATGGATGCCTTGATCTGATCGAAATCTAGATTACTAAAATTTACTAGAGGCATTTATCTGGTAAGCTCTAAGGCGAATGAGAGTTGTTGTGTATCAAGGTCAATACCTATGATCTCATAGTTAATGACTACACTATATTCATTATCATCGTATGAGGGATTGACCTGAACTCGTTTTAGATTTACTCTAGGTTCAAAGTTTTTAATAGTTTCTTCAATTTCTGTTTTAATTGCTAGTGTAGTAATTTGATCCATAGGATCGAATAGCAACTCAGACACCCTAGATCCAAAGGATGGATTGAAGGGTTTATCACCACGAGAAGTAAAAATTATATTACGAATAGAACGAGCAATGGCATTAGAGTTTCTCAATACAATCAAGTCATCGTTTAACGGATTAACTTCGAAGACTGCACTGATGTCCTTAAACCCTTTGCTAATTCTTTCAGCAGGCACGTATTTGATACAACAAATCTACCTTATTTAGAACACTAATCCTCAGTTAGTGTTACCTGTTCAGAACCACAAGTACAGATATGATCAGGGTCAGAACAATCAGTTGTTTCAAAGAGTCCATCTGTATTCACCTTTTTCATTTGTCGAGGATTTTTCTCATCATTCGCAATCTCCCTTAGGAATTCCTGGTTGCTCATTTTCTCTCTCCTTAGCGGTTTTCCAAAAGTACTCGTCTTCACGTCCCATACCCAATCGTTCGAATCCATTCTCTACAGAATAGTATTGAGTTGATACCTTAAAGTCAGGCATCTTAGGATCCACAGGTGTGAGACTATTATCAAAGATTCTCATACGATTGTTTGGATACAAGGCATACTGACCATTATCCAACTCAATCAGATTATGAGACTTATGTTCAGCAGGATTCTCAGATGTTGCATAATCAATCACATCTGGATCTGCATGATAATTGTCAATGGTACAAATGTAAGTACCCTTCATGATATCATGATCTCTTGTATATAGTTCAAAGTCCATAGATCCAATGAACTGTTTTGTAATACTTACTACACCATAATCCATACA